AATGGGATGTTGTTTACCTCTGGGGTTTACATTTCGGCACTAACGGGCGCGGGAACCGAACTTACGTTTCTCTTAGCATAGAGAAAGTGTATGGCTAAGATTGACAAATCGAAGATGGCTTGCAACAAGCCCAAGCGCCAAATATCTGGCGGCAAGAAGTCTGTTGTTAAGGCCTGTGACAAAGGTAAAGAGAAAATTGTCCGGTTTGGCGATGCCAACATGACCATTAAGAAATCGGACCCTAAACGGCGCAAGTCGTTTAGGGCACGTCATGGCTGTGACAAAGGTAAGCTAGACAAGCTAAAGGCTAAATACTGGTCGTGTAAGGCGTGGTGATGTAATGAAGATTGATCTGCAACATATTATTTCCGCTTTGGCCCTTGGTGTATTAAGTTGGTCAGCGTTGCAGGTCTATGAGATGAACGCACAGGTGTCCTTGGTTTCTTACAAAGTTGACCAGAATTACCACATGATTAAGCCAATGTGGCAGGATTTTTTAGTTAGGCAGGTTCTGTATGATGAGTCGGGGACAGATGGAGTTTCAAATATCCAAGCCTCCAGAGGAGAAGAGTAAAATGGGAAAACCGGGTCTATGGGACAATATTCGCAAGAGACGGGAAAGCGGAAAGCCTATGCGCAAAAAAGGCGACCCCGGAGCACCCACGGATAAGGCTATAAAGCAATCACAGGGTAAGATGAACGGAGGCCGTGTTAAGTACAATACTGGTGGCTGCGTCATGGCTGGCCGTGGCGCTCGTGCGCCTAAGATGGGGTAAAAACATGGCAACTTCAGGAACCAGAGACTTTAACCTTGATGTCGGTGAGATTATTGAGGAAGCGTATGAGCGGTGTGGGTTAGAAGTTCGCACAGGTTATGACGCTAAGTCGGCACGTCGGTCTTTAAACCTGATGTTTGCCGATTGGGCTAATCGCGGATTAAACCTGTGGACTGTTAGTTCGGCTGTGATAACTCTCACAAAGGGCAAAAAACAAGAGCCTCTTAGCGCTGACGTCATAGACATTCTGGATGTTGTGTACACGCGAGATGGCACAGACTATGAAGTTCAACGGATTAGCCGTGGGGACTATGTAACTCTTCCTAACAAAGACACTGAAGGCCGGACAAGCCAGTATTACTTAGATCGGCAGATTTCCCCTTTGCTAAACCTTTGGGCCGTCCCCGATAACTCGGTTGACACGTTGACGTATTATTACGTTCGCCGGATTGAAGACGCGGGAACATTGGTCAACACGGCTGACCTTCCTTTCCGGTTCTTCCCTTGCATGGTTGCTGGTTTGGCGTATTATCTGTCGATGAAAAGGGCCCCCGACAGACTACAGATATTAAAATCGGTATACGAAGAAGAGTTTCAACGTGCGGCAGACGAAGACGAGGGCCGCACTGCATTGAAACTACAACCCAGCATGAGATACTTGAGGGTGTAGTATGTACGCAAGTGGTAAAAAAGCATGGGGAATATCCGACCGCTCTGGCCGTCGTTACCGTTTGCACGAAATGCGGGTGGAATGGACTGGGGCAAAAGTTGGTCCTGATGAGTTTGACCCTAAACAGCCACAATTATTTCCGCCAAAGGCTTTTCCTGATCCGCAGGCGTTGAGAAACCCTCGCCCAGAAGTGGGCTTGGTTGCGCAAAGGAACATTCAATGGGGGTGGAATCCAGTTGGCGGACCCTCAGACAATGGAATAAACCCGCCTAACGTTATGGTAGCCATCGGTTCGGTAGGCCAAGTCACGGTGACAACATGAGCATGACATACGCCCAGCTAAAGCAGGCAATTCAAGACTATACGGAAAACACAGAAACCACTTTTGTAGCAAACCTCCCGTTGTTTATTCGAACCGCCGAGGAACGAATTCTAAAAATGGTTCAGCTAAGTTTGTTCCGTCGCAACAAAACAGGTGTGATGGGTCAGGGCAGTCAATATCTGGGTTGCCCCGATGACTTTCTCGCCCCCTTCTCTTTGAGCTATTCCCCTGTCGGCGGTGGAGCCAAAGAGTTTTTAGAGTTTAAAGACGTTAGCTTTATTCAAATGTACAACCCGGACAGTTCCGTACAGGGAGTTCCTAAATACTACGCGACGTTTGACATATCTAACTTTATTGTGTCTCCTACACCTAACGCCGCCTACAATGTTGAGATGCACTACCTGTACCGTCCAGCAAGTCTGACTGCCGGCGCGGATGGGGGCACGTCATGGCTAAGTATAAATGCAGAATTGTCTTTGCTTTACGGCGCTCTCATAGAGGCTTATATCTTTATGAAGGGCGAACAGGATGTCATGGCGATGTATGAAAAACGGTATCAAGAGTCTCTAATCGGGTTGAAACTGTTGGGTGAAGCTAAAGAGACAACACAAGATTATAGGGTTGGTAGGGTTATTCGGGAGAAACAATAATGTTTGACGCGACAGTTGGGTCAGTCAACGTACACGCAACTAATGGTCGAGGATCGACCCCTGAAGAGGTTGCAGAGCGATGTGTTAACAAACTTATAGGGATTTCGAATAACGCAAATCCAATACTAAGAGATCAGGCCGTCGCGTATAGAAACGAGATGGAGAAGGTTATTGTAGTGTATATGAAACAGGCTGTTCAAAGTGACCGAACTACTGTATATAATGCGATAAGAGATGCAGGCCAGCTAAAGTTGGCAGAATACATAAAGGATATGTGAGATGGCTTTTTCTGGTAATGCGATGTCTACTTCTTTCAAACAGCAGTTGTTGATTGGCGCACATAATTTTACGGCAGCGAGTAATGTGTTTCGAATGGCCCTATACACAAACAGCGCCGTCCCTTCAGACATGGGTGGCTCTGGCAGTACCATGGACGGAAGTGTCGCAAACTACGCTTCGAACAACGAGGTCAGTGGAACGAACTACGTTGCCAAAGGTAATCCCATCACCACGGTAACACCTACAACCGCCGGAACCACGGCTTACGTTGATTGTAACGATGTTGTGTTTTCCAATGTAACGATTTCGGCAGTCCGAGGCGCGTTGTTTTACAACGATGCTATGACTAGCCCCGCGGACGCTGCGGTTGCGGTTTTGGATTTTGGTTCGGACAAAGCTGCAAGCACGGGTGATTTCACAGTTGTTATGCCTGCGGCGGGAGCGAGCACTGCTATCATTCGTATAGCATAAGGGGCTAATTATGGCTGTAATTGCCAATCGAGCCAAGATGACGACCTCGACCACTGGTACGGGGACGATAACTCTTGGGTCCGCGTCCACTGGGTTCCAGACGTTTGCGGCAGCGGGTATAACTAACGGTCAAAGTGTACAGTACGTGATTGAAGAGGGCGTTGGTTTTGAGATTGGAACGGGGACCTACACGGCTAGTGGGACAACTCTAACCCGAGGCGCGGTCACCGAAAGCTCCAACAGCGACAACGCTCTTTCATTGAGTGGTGGAGCGCAAGTATTTATTACCGCAATCACAACTCAGTTTAATGAAAAATTAGACAAGGTAGGCGGCACGATGTCCGGTGTTATTGCTATGGGCAATAACAAAGTGACAGGGGTTACAGATCCCACGGCAGCACAAGACGCAGCCACGAAGTCTTACGTTGATACTATTGCCGCGGCGGGTCTTCATTACCACGAACCTGTCCGAGCAGAGACTACAGCCAACCTTACTTCGGCTTATAGTAACGGAAGCAGTGGCGTCGGGGCCACCTTAACTAACAGCGGAACTCAAGCGGCTATCGTCCTTGACGGTGTTACCCTTGTAGCTGACGACCGTGTGATGGTTCAAGACCAAAGCAATCAGGCCCACAATGGGGTGTATAAAGTTACAACCCTTGGTTCTTCCAGTGCGAACTGGGTTTTAACTCGGACAACCGATACCGATTCTTACGCTCCTAGTGACCCTGATGCGCTGGGCGAAGGCGATGCGTTTTTTATTCGTGAGGGCACGGTTCACGGCGGCGAGTTAGATGTAATGACAACCGTTGGTGTTATTACTTTTGGTACAACAAACATTGTATTTACTCTTGTGTCGGATGCCCCCATTTATACTGCTGGCACAGGCATGGCTCTGTCTGGAACGGAGTTCTCGATTGGTCAGGCAGTAGCTACCAACAGCACTCCTACTTTTGGAACCACAACAATTAGTGGTAATATCGCTGTCACCGGAACGGTAGATGGTCGAGACGTTGCCACAGACGGAACCAAACTCAATACTATTGAAACAAACGCCGATGTTACCGATTCGACTAATGTTGGGTCTTCTCTTACGTCCTTTTCCACCGGAACAGACGCGGTAGGAGCCGACCTTATTCCCGTGTATGACGTGTCTTCGTCTTCTTGGGAAAAACAGACAATTACAAACGCTGCTTTGCAGGGCCCTACTGGGGCTAAAGGGCAGAAGGGCGAAGTTGGCGCGACAGGCCCTACTGGGGCTAAAGGGCAGAAGGGCGAAGTTGGCGCGACAGGCCCGACAGGACCTACGGGTCCTACTGGGGCTAAAGGGCAGAAGGGCGAAGTTGGCGCGACAGGCCCGACAGGCCCTACGGGTCCGACTGGGTCTAAAGGGCAGAAGGGCGAAGTTGGCGCTGGCGGAAGCACAGGACCCACAGGACCCACAGGTCCGACTGGTTCAGGCGGTTCCACAGGACCCACAGGTCCGACTGGTTCTAAAGGACAAAAGGGTCAAACTGGCGCGACAGGTCCTACTGGCTCTACGGGTCCGACTGGTTCTACTGGCCCGACAGGCCCTACTGGCGGCGGTGGTTCCACTGGTGCTAAAGGACAAAAGGGTCAAACTGGCGCTGGCGGACCCACCGGCCCTACTGGCCCGACAGGTCCTGCTGGCGGCGGTGGCGCTACAGGTCCTACTGGCCCTAC